CAAGAATAAGATTAATAAAAAAAAAAAATAAATAATATGTGGGTTGAAAAAAAGACCCATTATGATAAAATATTAAATAAAAGAGTAAGGTGGTACTCCCAACCGTGGTTGAACCCTAAAAAGCTCACTAAGGTTTTTAATGATCTCTGTGAGATCGAAAATTCGGGCAACGGCCAAATTATGTTTGAAACTCCAAAACTTTTTTTTTTTTGTTTAATTTACAAGAAATGATGTCAATTTCGGACTTTATTTCTTTTTTGGAGTACTATAATTTTTTTTTTAATATATTTTGGGTATTCCGTTCGTTTAATTTTTTTTTTTCAATAAATACCCTTGGGAAAATTTTGTCTCCATTCTTTGGGCAAAATTACAAGAAAATCCAACAGGATCCTTTTGAGAATTTTATTAATTCTACTTCAGATCTGAAAAGGCATCCCATGAGGTTGGTTGCAATCGAACAATTGCAAATTTTCCATTTGAATAAGAAACTCTTACATCACTATAGTTCTGATACAATTGTATCTTTATTATTTTCTTTATACCTCGGTAAAAAGAATATTTTTCTTGGGCGTTGTGATGTCAATAAAAGAGTTTCTGAATTTAAGGAATTGGTCACCAGAAAGAATGAAATAGACCCCGAATTTATGATCTTTGTTGAAGAAGAAACAAAGCGGCTCTTTAATGATTTTGTTTGGAAGAAAAATCTAAAACATGTGTTACCTCAGACAACTTACTATCGTAATCAAATGCCCATAAAAGGACTTCATGATTACATGATAGAAAAGTATCCAGAAACAATGCTCTTTGATTTTATGGAATTCTGGGAAAATGATACTGCTGAAGGTGTAGTTAAAGAACTCGTTGATGAGTTTTTAGCTAGTCCATGTACACATGAATTAAAACTTGTACCAGAAGGTGGTAAAGTTAGAGCCATAACTACAAATCATCCTGCCAGTGTCTGTATGAAGGAGCTTCAATGGAATGTACACAGACATCTAAAGAATAAGAGCGAATTCGATTATATTGGAAAACAAGTACGTTCGCATATAAATATGATCCACTTTGATGAGGACGATTATGTCCTAAGCGGTGATTATACGAATAGTACTGATTTTATTCCGAAAGAGTTTACGAATAAAATCTATGATGTAATCTTTAAGAAGATTCAAAAACCAGTTTTGAAGTCCTTAGTAGATCATACTATTCAAACTGGTACTATCCACGATCGTGGAGAAGAATATAAAATCGAAAGTGGTCAAATGATGGGAGGACTATTAAGTTTTCCGGCTCTATGTATTATGAACCACTGTATAAGCTCTTATGTTGGTATTAGGCAGGGAAAAAAAAAGATCAAAGGGGACGATCTATTGGCAGCAGCATCGATGGAGGAAAAAAAAAAAATGGGTAGAAGAAAGTCCAAAG